TATCCTTCTGCCATCCTTAAAGGTCCGGTAATGCAAAAGAAACGAAGGCTGAAATGGGAAAATGGATCAGTTACAGTTACTGAAGAAACAATTCCAACATGGTATGTTGTTGACCCATTCGACTTTTTCCCCGGTCCAAATGCAAAATGTGTTGATGAAGGATACATTTGCGAGCGAGTTACATATGACAAGTCTTCTCTTTCGCTCATGAAAGGGGAACCGGGATGGAAAGATGAAGCCATAGATGCCGTAACTGGAATGAGCCAAACGCAAAATGTATCAACGCTGAATTCAGGCGGGATATTGGATGACAGCGAAATGTCAAGGTTTGAAGATCGTGATACTACTCATAATGCAGGAATGGCTGACAATGCTGTAGAAGCAATTGAGTTTTGGGGTTCTGTTCCTGGCTATTCGTTGCGCGAATGGGGCATGGGAGAAAAGGAAATTCCAGACAAGTTCGCATACTACGAAGTAAATGCAATCATGATTGGAGACATGATTGTAAGAAGCGTTATAAACCCCGATCCGCTTGGACGTAGACCATATTATGTAACGTCATACTCGAAGAACAAAAACTCACTTTGGGGAGTTAAATCACTTCCCGAAAAGATGATTGATGTTCAACAGGGTGTAAATGGAGCACAGAGAACTCTCATGAACAACCTCGCAATTGCTTCAGGACCTCAGGTGTCTGCTGATGTGTCGGTTATCCCGGCCAACCAAATGTCAGATTTGCACAAGTTATACCCGTGGAAGGTTTGGGCTTATGACGGAAGCAAGGTAACTGGGTCAGGACGCGATCCTGTGAGATTTTTTCAGCCTTCATCCAATTCCAATGAATTGGTTGAAGTTACAAAATATTTTGAGGATAAAGCTGATGATAGGACTCTGATCCCCAGATATGTCGCTGGTGATGGAACTGCTGGAGGAGCCGGGGCAACTGCTTCAGGGCTTTCCATGCTTATGACGGCTGCTGCGCGTGGCATTAAGCGTATTATCAGAAACATTGATATGGATGTAATTCGTCCAGCTATAGAACGAATTTATGTCTGGAATATGCTTACATTAGAAGATGAATCCTTAAAGGGAGACGTTCAGATTGTTCCAAAGGGAACGTTGGCAGCATTGGTTCGTGAACAAACACAAATTCGCAGACAAGAATTCTTAAATAATACAGCATCAAGTCCAATTGCTCAACAAATCATGGGAATGCGAGGATATGCTAATCTTCTCCGTGAAATCGCAAAAGGACTTGATATGCCTGTGGACAAGCTTGTTCCGTCTGAAGAAGAGGTAGAATCAATGATCCAAAATATGCAGGCTCAGGCAAATGCGCAATCTCAAGCCAACTCCAATAATCAGGGGGAAGGATCGACAAGAAATCGTCAACAATCAACACAACAGCAAGAGGTTCAATAATAATGAAAGCAGTTCAAGAAGAGATTATCCTCAAAGCCCTGAACAATGTTTCTTGCACGCATGATGGAGCTGTGTTGATTGCATGGATTGAGGAATCACGCGATGACTTGATAAAAATTTCAATGTTAGCTGGTAATGATAGGGATGCCAGAATTTCGGCTAGCGACAAAGCGCAAGAACTTTCAGAACTCCTAAATGCCATCGAAGGAGCCGAAAAAGAGCTTAAAACAATTTCGCGAGGAACATCCAGTTAAGGAATCTTCGCAATCGTGAACACCACAAAAGGATCACAAATAGTATGGGACTACCAAAAGCAGTAATGGAACAACTCGATAATATTGAGGAAGCTATAAAGAAGTCAGAGAATCCGCCAGCGGATGATCTCGGTTTAACTTCTAATGCTTCGTCAAAACCTGTAGAGGTTCCAGAGATACCGATCGTAGATGCTAATCAGCCTCTATCACCAGAACCGGGTAAAGAGGAAGTTGCTCCAATAGCAACAATCCTGTCGCGTCAAGAAACGCAGCCAAATGATAAACAAACTGGAGATTGGGAGCATAAATATTCCGTGCTTCAAGGAATGTTCCGTAAGCAAAATGAGCAAAACAAGCAGCTTGTGGAACAAATTAAAATTCTTGAGGAAGAAGTTGAATCGCTAAACAAAGCTTCAACAAAAACAACAGTTCATGATCAAGATCAACATATCGAAGTGACCGATTCGGATGTACGAAAGTATTATTCTGATGAGGACATTGAAGAAATGGGAATGGACTGGTGTAAGAAGAATATTTTAAGAATGCTTCGAATCCAGAGGGAAAATACCCCAGTTCCTCAGAAAGACCCTGATATTGAGTCAATCAAATCAGAACTTGCAGAGAAAAAGACGTCAGACTTTTATGCCGAATTGGTAAGACTTGTTCCAGATTGGAAACAGATCAATTCCACTAAAGCATGGACTGATTTCCTGTTGGGTATACTTCCTGAAGTTGGTGTCACATACATGGCTGTGCTAGATGACGCTACATCTCGCTATGATGCAAAACGCGTAGCACTGCTCTTTGATCGCTTCAAAGAATCAAAGAAAAAAGTAAATCCAGTTGCGCAGATCGTTCCACAAGCTGGAACAGTAGTGCAAAAACCGTCCGAAGGTATCATGTCCTTCGAACAGTGGGATAAAGAAGTCAGGGCCTTGCCCGGACAATATAAAGGCGAAGCATTCACCGAACAAGTGAAGCATTACGATAACCTTTATGCAACAGGGAAGGTTATGCTAGATTCGCCGAATCAGGCCCAACAAGGCTTTATTTAAAACATGGTTTCCTGTGTAAATCAACAAGTTCACGATAAACAATAATTAATAGGAGAAATTATAATGGCTTATCCAACAGTAGTAGGATTCCCGAATCATTCTGGTAGTTATATTCCGAGACTGTATTCCGCAAAACTGCTTGTAGAATTCTACAAGTCCAGCGTGTTTGGAGATATAGCTACAACCGAGTATGAGGGTCAGATTTCCACAATGGGAGATACCCTTCGTATTCGCACGCTTCCAGACATAGCGATCAACAACTATGTGAAGGGTCAAAAGCTCAAATATGAAACGCCTGAAGGTGGATACCTTGACTTGCTTATTGACAAGGGAAAGTACTGGGCCGTCAGCTACAATGAACTCGACAAAAAGCAAATCGACATTGGTTACGTCCAGAAGTGGGCTGAACATGCTGGTTCTACGATGAAAGTATCCATTGATGCAGATGTTCTTCAGAATACCTATTCTGATGCAGATGCTGCTAATCAGGGTATTACTGCTGGTGCAGAATCTGGAAACATCGACCTTGGTGTTACTACGGACCCGGTTGGACTGCTTTCGACAAATATCATCGAGAACATCGTCAATTGTGGCGTTGTCTTGGATGAACAGAATATTCCAGATGAAAATCGCTGGATGGTTCTTCCAGCTTGGGCAATCGGGTTGTTAAAGAACTCTGACATTAAGGATGCCTCTCTTACTGGAGATGGAAAGAGCGCACTTCGCAATGGACGAGTTGGCATGATTGATCGTTTTACGATCTACATGTCCAACAACCTTAAGACAGTAACTGATACGGTCAAATGCACAAACTGCATGTTTGGACACAAAGCAGCACTGGCCTTTGCGTCTCAAATGACTGCACAAGAAACCATCGACAACCCGGATGACTTCGGAAAACTCATTCGTGCTCTTCAGGCTTATGGCTATAAGGTTGTAAAACCAGAGGCCATGGGACTTCTTTACGCTACTAAAGCGTCTGCGTAATCATTCAGAATAATTGTTAATCTTAATCAAGGAGAAATTCTATTATGGCAGTTCAGACAACTTACCTGAAGGGTGATGGCAGCGCACTTGGCAATACTGATGCCGGTAATCTGTTCACCATTCCGTTCACAATTGACACAGCCTCGACGAATGTCACTTCTGGAGATGTTCTCAAACTGATGAACATCCCGGCAAACACGCTCATTACAGATGTGATTGCCAATGTGACAACCGCCGAGGGCGGCACGCTAACCATCGACATTGGAGACTATACGGCATCAACAGATGCGGCAATTGATGCAGATGGTTTCATTGATGGAGCTAATGGCAATTCGGCAGCAGCCACAAAAACGACTGATGGCACGATTGCAACGCCGACACCTGCTTATATTAAGGGCAAGGTTTATACGGCAACAGGAGCTTATCTAGGCGTGCTCTTCAACAATGCAGCCGATGCAGCTATCATTGAGATCACTGTTATAGCCGTTAAGCTTCGCTAGTCAGCGTTGTTTATCAAGCGGCGGGGTATTTTAGCTAGTGCCTCGCCGCTTTTCCCCATCAAACGATTAACAATCAATCATCAAATAATATGGCAAAACAAGCAAAGACAGCGAAAACGGAAGAAAACACAAACGAATCAACAATGACAAATGAAACAAAAACCGTTGTTTCCAAGACGAGAATTGTTCAACGTCTTGACGGTCCCATTTTCACATGGAACGAAACCGTAGCAAGCCGTGCAGACGTTCAGGCTGGATACCTAATCAAGTACAGTGATGGAAGCAAGGACATAGCGCTCGACAAGGCAACTATTCGTGGCGTCAATGGAACAAGTGTTGCTCAACGAGAGCAAGGATATATAGACAAGATAGCACAACTCGAACAACAGATTTCAAATCTGAAGAATGGCAACCCAGTTCCGACAGTTGACAATACTGTTCTACTTTCCAATACTTTTGAAGATGGCGAAACACCATTGCCAGTTGAGGTATAACCAATAATTCAAATCGTCGGGATACATGGCGAATACAGCTTTATCAACGCTCTTGCCACTTATAAACCTTCCGCGATGCCCGGAGAATATAATCCTTCAGGCATTGCGGGAGGCTTCCCGAAGGTTTTTAACGGAATCTGAGGTTTGGAGAGAGAACATCACATTCTCTACCATCACTGGGCAAACCAGTTATACGCTTACAAACCCGTATTCTACTCTGGCATTTATTCGGCGTGTTGTGTCAGTGCAAGTAGGGACAGAGTTGAAGGGATGGACATTTTCTCGACCAACTACGCTTACATTCAGTAGTGCTCCTATTGGTAGCGTGTCAGGAACGGCTTTTGTTGTTTTCGTTCCAGTTACGGTGCATTCAGAATTGCCAGACTGGATCATTGATGTGTGGGGTGAGGCAATCGCACATGGTGCAGCATTTTTGCTCAAGTCAGATGTAGGTTCAAAAACAGATCCACATCCTTGGGCTGATATAGAAGGGGCAACTACTGAAAAGGGGAAATTTGACGCTTTTGTCCAAGAAGCAAGGCTTGACGTAATGTCAAAACTTCCTCCAGCATCAACTTTTGCGTACCTTCAGGATTATTGTTCGTCAAATCTCCAGCGTTGCCCTGAGCAGTTAATCTACCAGTCACTTCTTGATACGTGTCGCGAATTTGTTCAATCAACAGAAATATGGCAGGAGGAGATTGAGGTTACGACGGTTGTGGGCCAAGCTGCTTACACGTTAACTCTGTCTAGTGGAGCTATTGTTTCTCGTATCGTGTCTGTCAGAACAGACGAAGATATTTATGACGAAAGCGAATGGGACTTTGATCGGTCAAACAACACAATCACTTTTGAAACAGCT